ATCAAGCGGGGGGGGGTCGTGGCCCAGCTGTCCCGGGCCACGTTGGAGAAATTATATTCTTTTTAAATCTCCGGCTAACATTTTTAAGTTAACCTTCTGGCAACCTATAACTTTTAGAAAAACTTTAGGCTTCATCTCCATAGATCGATCAGTAATTCCTGAATATAAATCTACGGCCAGAACACGCTGCCAGAGCTCATGGCCATGCTTTTTAAGAAACTCAAAAAAAGCTCCTTTAATTGTACTATCTGCATGAGTAACAGCGACTCTTAAATCGTCACCTTTAGTCTTTAATTTAAAATGTAGTGAGTACATTATTTTTTCCTCTCTGCTTTAATATAAAGCTTTATTATTTTTTTAATGTGGTGCAATTGTTTATCACTTAAACAATCTAACACTCTAATCATAACCTGATAATTATTATCTACGTCTTGTACTTTTCTAAATAAATTATCGATTAAGTTCATCTCTTTAACTCTTTTTTCTAAGATGCTTTTTTCGGTTTCTATTTTCATTTTTTTCTCCATTGTTGTTTATCCCATTAATATAAGATCTTTTATTTTTATTTCAAATGAAAAGACCCAGAATGAACTCAAACATTCTGGGTCTAGTTTAGAATAATTCTAAAGCATCCAGAGGATGCCACATATGATTAGAGTCAAGGTCCACGGCCTGAAATAAATAAACCTGATCAGGAACCCAATGAAATTATCCATCTAGATCCTCCTGACTCGGGTAACTGCTGCACTCAAGGAACCATTCCAAAGCATCCTTTAGCGGTCCTGGCACATCTTCGAGCTTGTGGATTGCACCATCAAACCAATCCAGAAAAACATATTCTACTCGGTCGATGTTTTTGTAGACATCGGTGAAGACTCGGAATTCATCTCCTGGACCACCTGTCGACAGCTGCCACCTCCAGTAACCACAAGGTCTACCATCTGCTGATGGGTCTACATAATCAAAGCTTAGCCCTAGCTGGTTGATGTAATCATAATAATCCTCGTAGTGCTCCAGATCCTTGTGCCAATCATGGGCAGCTCTGGCAGATTGCTTCTCAATTGAAAAGTAATCAGAAGCAGCCTGCAGATCTACTAGTCTAGCTTTGTATTTTTTAACCACCAGGTCCTGGCAGGTTTCACTGTGTCCTCTGGCGTGACCTATACTCATTGTTTCGTTTCTTTGTTTCATTTTTTTCCTTCCGTTGTTTTGATTTGTCTTATTACGATAAGATGGTGACATCCGTCAAGTATTTTTTTATTTAGGCCCAGGAGCTGCAGCTCCTGGACTCATTAATTATTATTCCATAATTCTTACCTCCTGTAATTGGTATACCCGTAAAAATTTTTTTTTCTAAAAAGGTTAAGAAAAAGATAACGCAAAATCGCCCATAGCGATTTTCGCCCATTGCATTTTTCAAGGTTTGAATTTTAAGGTTAAGAAATAGAAGAACGGGACACGCCCATAGGAACTTCGACCATTAAATTTTTTTCGCAGTGCCAGCGCATACAATCAAAGTGCAAGTCTAACGTGCCGTTGTCATCAACGCCCTCAGCTAAAATTTTCACGACCCGCGACCCTCGCAACTCAAATAGTTTGAGACGAGACAAAGAGTGATCTCTTTGCAAGATAAAAGACCTACCACCGTTTTTATAATGTGTATTATGCCAATTAATTTGATACTTGGATAAACCACAATTCTTGATAGAATTTGATTTAAGTTCTATCCAAATTGATTGACCATTTAACAACCAGTAAACGTCAGGTATTCCGTTAATAGTATTACTTTCTATGCGAAAAATTTGACCTTTTAACTTTAGTTTTTTTATACGTTGCCACAATAAACTTTCTCTTTTCTTCATTACTTTTATTAAGTCAAGAAAAGACTTAACGCAAGAAAAAAAAGTAAAACCAAATAATCGTACAAAATAGCAAAATATAATAAATTGTGTTGTTTGGGTCGTTCACTATTTCCATATTAGTATCTGTATCCCCCATTATCATCAAATTTTTGCGTCTTTAATTTGTTTTCTTGTTGAATTTTTTTAACAAATTTAGCAACTTGCTCACAAACTATTATAGTAGTTATATGTCTTGTATTATCTGTATTTTCATGAAACATCAGATCCCTAGCTTTATTTGCTGAGTTATTAACGTATTCTAGTACCTTGTTTAAATCACTATTTGCCATATCTTAAACCGTCTATCCTCTCTTCATGTTGTTGTTTTTCTACTTCTCTTTTTGCGTCTTGGTATTCTTGCTCAGTATGAATTCTTAGAAATGAAGCTCTACTCATTAACTTATAATCTCTCATAATCTCAGCAATATATGGACTATAATTTGCCATTTTTTAGTTTCTTTTGTTTAATAAATCTCTCAACGTGCTGCCCTTGTAAATGAACTTTTGAGAGTGGTTTAGGTTTAATTGCAGCAAGCCCCTCATCACGTTTAAGGGGCTTTAGTTTTGCTAATAATTTGAAAATCATATTCTTGTTGTTTTCAAAGTTGTTGCTGTTGTTTCTGTTTTATATTGCTCATACAAGTCAGAATTTTCAGACTTAAACTTTTTGCTATCAAAAATACTTCTTAAAGTCTTTTGAACTTCAACCATAATTTTTGATTTTTTATGTACGAAAAGTTTTTTATCTGTTTTAATTTTCTCTATGATAAAAGCCTTTCTTAACTTATGGACTTTTGAGATTTGTTTAATAATCTCATCATCTTTAGAGTGTTCAAATACAATTTGCGCAAACGGTTTAGCGCTAAATTGTTCCATTTGTTTTTGTTCCTTACTATTCATGACTATTCCTTTTGTTAGTTTTTTTAGTTTTGAACATAACTACTTATATCTTATTAAAATGGGAAATGTAAAGAATTATTTGTGTTCATAATGGGTCAAGTGCAATAGACTACTCGCTAGCTAGAACGCCCTACACTTAACCCACTTTTGTTCACTTTGGGTTTTCCACAGAACAAAACCTGTACTTACCAAGAACAAGAATAGACAACTTTATTTCCTTTGTCTAATTCTGTGAGTACCCAATCGCAAAATTCTAAATCTTGCTTTTGATATTCTTTAACTGCTTCTTCTTGGAATTGATGACCCCAAAAAAAACCGCCCTCACAAAAAGATTGATGATATTTACTTTTAATTTCTTGGCGCAATTCTTCAATAATTTTTTTATCAATTATTAATTCATCATTACCATTG